TCATTATGTGCCATCTTTAGTACATCAAAGATTGTTTTAGTATTAGGATCATTAACAATATTTCCAGCGTGAGATGGATAAAATCTTTGCATATAGTCAATCTTTGTATCAGGATCTAATGGATTCTTCTTTTTATCCTGACTGCGTGATGGAAAAATTAGATATTGCCCGTCTTCATCCCCGGAAGCAGCATTTGCGGCAACATCCATCAATTGCTGATGACCTATTGTAGGAGGATTAAATCTTCCAAAAGCAACCGTTAATGTCCCCTTTGTTTTTTCTACCGGAGGTGGTCCAACTTGCTCTGGTTCTACTGCTTGCTGCTGTGGTGCCGGTTCTTGTTGAGGTACTGGTTCTGCCGCTGGTTGTGGTGCGTTTGGATCATTATAACTTGGAGATGGAATCCTTTTTTCGTGTTCAGTTTGATTGGGATCTTTTGCTCCTACTCTCTGCCTCTTGTTGTAAAACTTTAATTGCCCTCCTTCAGTCTTGGCAACGAACTCTCCGGTTCTGCGATCATACCATCCACCGTGCCCGTCACCTTGTAATCCAAGTTTATATGCTTGTTCTGCTGGTGCTGTTGCTTCTGTTATAAACTGAAGGAAACTTTTCATTACTTACTTAATTTTTTCTTACGAATATTTGCCAGTATTGCTTCTTTATTGGCAATAATATAGATTAGACCATTTTTCCTAATCTTAATATATTTATTCTTTAACAATTCTGATTTATTTGATTTAATTTCCTTATCAAGAGTGAAGTAAAAATATGCGATAAAATCATTTATTATATCTTTTGGTAATGATTTTTTAGTGATGAAGATGTCAAGAATATTGTTAATGAATACTTGGAGGTCTTTCATTTACCAAGGATCTCCAGACATCTTTAATGATGATGCAAGTTGTGTACTGGCATATTTAAATCTCATTTTTAATATTCTAACATTATTCGCAGTAACTCCAACGGCATCGTTTCCTACGGGCGAGAACTTAATTGGTCCTTTGATTAAATGTCGTGATTTAGAATTAGTAATTGGATCGTATAATGATGAGGTATAAACTTTAGTTCCACTACCAGTAATTTTAACATACGGCAACTTTAAAATTTCTGGATCTTCATTTAACCATTCTGTAACTAAAAAATCTATAATTTGTTGCTGAGACATTTGATTAATTCTAATCAAATAAGAGTCTCTCAATTCATTTAAGGCTTTAGAAGAATAATTTTCATATACTTTCTTTTTTACTCCAGGATTAGCATTTAAAAAATTTTTTCTAGCATCCTTTTCAGTTGGTAAATCATATTTTTCAACGATCATATTAGAATACTTAACATCAATAGAAGATAAATTAGTTCCCAAGTACCTATCTATTGTTCCCACGCCAGGATTTTTTAACCCAGCACCTCCAGATTTAGTTGACTTTGCGGATATTCCATAAAACTTTCCAGTATTTAATCTAACTAAAACATCTGTCGGATTTAACCTTTGATTTACAGGAAATCCAACAACACTTTGAAATACAAATCCAGGTCTTGCAGTCCAATAAGAAGAAACCGGAGATCCATATTGTCTAGTCTTTAGGAATTGTAAGAATGTTTTATACATAGATTCAGCTCTTCCTATTTGCCACTCCTTTTCCTGTTCGGATACAGACTTACTTCTTTTTTCAAATTGATCGGAAGTAATTTTATCTGGAAAAGAATTATTATTTAACAAATAGCATAGATATATTTCATTAATATCTGCGCCTAAGGTATTGGCTGACATCTTACAATTTTATTTTTATTTATTGCCGAAGAATATCAGATTAATCAAATATCTCCATCTTCACGATGTTCGCTATAATACACATCAAAAAATCCTGCCGGATAACGCTTCATCAGTTTATCAATATTAGTCTCAATTACTTCGTCAAAAGAAACATCGAGAGCAATACACGCTTGTGCCACATACCACATCGTGTCACCAAGTTCTTTAATTAGGTGAGTTCTTGTCTCATCATTCCAGGATTTACCTTGGAAGACCATTTTTTTTACAATCTCCAAGAACTCCCCACCTTCGGCATTAATACCAACAGAAGCGGTCAAAAGACGCTCAATATTAGCACCCTTTTCATCCAACTGAACCATACGATCAGATAGAGCAAGAAAATCTTTGGACGCATCAGAAGTTACTGCATCTACAAAGTTTTGATACTTATTAAAATCTACTTTTTGTGCCATACTAAAACTTAAATCCCTCAAATGATTTTTTTGGTTTATTTTCTTCATAATTATACTCCACTTCCTGCCAGCTGTCAAGTATGTCTTTTTGTGCTGACTGTTCTACGTCATAAAGTCTCATTTTGGCACGGTCAATACCGACAACAAAACGCTTGAGAATTGATTTGTCACCGTAACGATTTTTTAATTGCTTTATCATAATTTGATTTAATCCTTCCAATTCTTCGGTGCTGATGAGAGCAACAAGAAAGTCGGCAGTCGCAGGAAGTCCAAAAGATTCTGAAGTATCCGTGATTTCAACATCTGATGAACTAAAACCGCTACGTGTAGTCTGTGTGGCGCTGAAAATTGGAACATCGTGCTCCACAGCGAGACCACGAAGTTCTTCGGCAATTGATTTAATTATGCTATAAGAATTGATATTACTTCCGGCACGAAATCTAGATGACGCACAGATATTAATATAATCAACAAAAATAACATCGGGTCTAAATGATTTCTTGAGGGCGAGTTCATTTAGAAGTGCCTTAAAGTGCCCGGAGTGTGCGGAGGCAGTTGGATATTCCTTGATAATTAAAGTTCCTTTTGTTTTTTCTGCGAGTTTAGATGCCTTATTAGTAAAAGTGGATTTTGGTAAATCTTCCAATTGATTAATAGCGACGTTTAGCATGTTAGCATCCATTCTTTTAGCAATTTCTTCTTCTGCCATTTCCATAGTAATATACAAAACATTTTTGGATTGAAGCAAAAAAGAAGATGCCATATGACACATCGCCAGAGTTTTACCAACATTTGTTCCAGCGAGAAAAATATTTAATGTCTTGCTTGGAACTCCTCCATTTGTAATTTTATTAAAGAAATCTAAATCAAACTCAAGACGATTTTCTTTCTTGTGATAATAATCATAACGTCCCTCATAATCTACAAGATAATCGTGACCGATATTATTATCAAAAGATACTGATAGAGCATCAGAAAGAATGCTGGGAATAGCATCTCTACCTTTTTTTTCATCATTACCATCGGCAATATGAATTGATTCCATAAGTGCCAAGTAAATAGCACGGTCACGGCACCACTTTTCGGTAACATCAAGAATCCATTTCGCATCAACAGGAATATCATTAAGTTTAGAAAGTAATTCTATTATTTCCTTATTTTCAGATTCAGACAAATCTCTACGATTATCAATCTCAATATTGAGTGCTTCTATTGTAATTGAAGAACCATACTTAACGATGAACTCAACTATTTCCTCAAAAACTATCTTTTCTACTCTTTGTTCATAGTATTCTGGTTGAATAAATGGAATAACTTTTCTGGCATAATCTTCATTAAATATTAAGTTTTTAAGAATTGTAAGTTCAAGTCGTTCCATTATTTTATTCAAAGATTGCTTTTATGATGCGGAACGTCAAATACAAAAGTAATTCTAACGTTGTCGCCAATATTAACTGCCTTATGAGGTAGTTTATTATTAAACCAGAAGAGTGTTCCGGGTTCTACAATTATGGTTTCGTCCCCAACAGTATACTCGTATTTTCCCTGAATGGAAAGATGATATCTGTCTTTTGTAAGATAATAAGTTCCTTCGTCGATATGAGAACCCACAATTTCACCAACTGGAAGTGCCAGAAAAGCACAACGACGAAGTTTCTTAAAATACTTACTTAAGTAATTAAGAATCTCTGTATGCTTTTCATATGCCGGGGTTTTGATACATATTTCTGTATTTCCAACATATTGACCTTCATTCTCAACTCCACCCACGATAAGTTGTAGGACATCCACAGTAACTGTATATTTTGTGGGGTCTAATTGTTCCGCATCTTTAATATTTTTTTGAGAACCCCAATCTTCTGGATGTTCCTTAAGTTGTTCTAATATTTTAGAGACATTTACATTAGTTTTTATAATGCGAATATTTTTCATGCTCCATAACTGAAATTACCCTTGGCGATTACATCAAGTTTTTCCATTACTTCTGGTGG